ATTGCATCGCCGAGCACCTCACCGATGATAACGGCGGCAAGACCGATGACGATTCCACCACGGCCCATGTTTACATCGGAAAAGCCTGAGTACTGTGAAAGCAGGCCGCCTGAGAGCGCTACAATTGCATTTGAAAGCGCAAGACCTATGAGCTTCATGTTGTCAATGTTGATACCCTGAGCCTTGCTCATTGCAGGGTTGCAGCCAGTGGCACGGATAGCAGAGCCCTGCTCTGTTCCGAAATACCAGTAAAGCACCGCGATAATTACAACCGAGAAAATCACACCGACAATTATCGCATGTGTCAGGTTACGTGATGAAAGCACCAGATTATATTTATCTGCGCTAAGTGCCTGGTTGGCGTGGCGCTGCATGATATTTAAGTTGATAGAGTAGAGCGCTATCTGTGTAAGGATTCCTGCTAGAATCGGAGGAATGCCGAGCTTTGTATGTAAGAGACCAGTGCAGAGTCCTGCGAGCAGACCGGCAATACATGCGCAAAGCAGTGAAATCCAGATATTGTAGCCGTTAATCGTCATCATAACGGTTACGGCACCACCTGTTGCAAATGAGCCATCAACCGTCAGATCTGCGAAGTCCAACAGTCTGAAGGTGATGTAAACACCGAGTGCCATGATGCCCCATATCAGACCCTGGGCTATATTGCCCGGAAGGGCATTGGTGAATGCAACCGGATTTAAGGTTGCAAAATAATTCATTAGAATCATTTTATTAAATACCTCCATAGTGCAGCTGTTTATTCAGCTGAGATTTCCTCATAGCCGTCCGGAACTGTAATTCCAAGCTCCTTGGCGCGGTCCGGAAGGTACGTTTAGATAACTCCGAGTGCCGTAAAATGGGCGTTTCCGCTTCATTTGTTAGTTACGCGGCAGTTACCGCTACTTTCTTTCCAGTTTCCTTAATACTACATCATGCGCATACGATAAAGCAACTAATTCCGGCAGCTTTTAATTTTTTCTCTGTCTTCTCTGCGTTTTTGCGATCTGTATAAGCTCCCGCCTGGACTTTGTAAAGTCCGTTAATCATTCTTACAAATACGTCTTTATGCCCGGTCTTTCTTATCTTCTCAGCCATAAGCTCAGCGCCTTCTTTTTTTCTGAACGCTCCCGCCTGGACTCTGTAGTATTTCTTTTCTTCCGCTTCCAGGTTGTCGGTTTCTGTGTTCTTTGTATCGTAGTTGTATAATTCGTATGTTTCGATAAGTTCAATAAGGTTCTTTGCGTAAGTCGGGTCTGTTGCGTATCCAGCAGCAGCTACCGCTTTACAAGCTTCTTTATAATCTGTTTCCCCGATTACTTTCGCATATCTCTTATACTTCTTCAAAAATGCGCTATGATCTTTTACGGATTCTTCCCAGGTTGCGTAAGCTCTAAACTCTGCTTCTACCTGTACTTTCTTTCCGTCTTCGTATTCTGTAGTTTTTCTTTTTAATGTCTTTCCCTTCCAGTTGCTCGTAGCCTTAATTCCGAAAAGTGCATTGCCCGTTTTTGTCAGTTCTGATTTTCCCCATGCACTTTCTAAAATTGCCTGGGCGATTGTCAAGCTCGCCGCTACTCCGCTGTTCTTCATATCAGTGGACGCGATAGCGCCCACTATTTCAATAAAATTCTTCTGTTCTGCGTTCATGTTACTTATCCTCTCTACACTACCTGTAAGCTCGATACAGCTACCCAGCTTTTAATTTCTTTAAGTCTTGCTTCCTGTACTCCGTTATTTGCCTGGATTTTATCTACTGTATGTCTCTTCCCGCCGCGCTGTGTTGTCGGTACTGCCTTACCGCGTGCCGATGATAAGCCGCCATATACCGCACCGTCTTTAATCGTTACAGTGCTTCCTACTGTAATACCTTTATTTCCCTGGTTTCCATTGTTCCCGTTTTTCTTAAGTCCGAACTGTTCCGCGATTGCTGTAGCTATCGCCGCCGCGATCTGGTCTTTCTTCGCTGCATAAATCTGCATATCGTCTTTGTCGTCAATAAAGCATACTTCCAGCAACGCCGAAGACGTACCGCTTGCTTTCGCTCTTGCGATCACGCGCCAGTTTTCCCTTTTTACTCCCCTGTTCTTAAGTCCCAGTGCTGCGATTTTCTCTACAATCTTTGTTTCTACTCCTACGGTTCTTTCCGCTGTTGTTACATAGATTTCCGTACCTGTAGTCTTTCCATTCCCGGCAAGGTCGTTTACGCAAGAATTAAAATGTACTTCCAGTACATAGTCATAATTTCCAAAATTTACCTGGCAGCAACCATTACCCAGGTCTTTAAAAGCGTTCCTGTTTGTCGGGTATAAATCAATCTGTGCATAATTTTCCAGCGTTTCCTTAATCTTCTGTACCATTACCACGGTTTCTGTCGCTTCTACTCCAAATTTTGAGCTTGCGCCCGGGTCGCCGTCCCCGTGTCCACTGATAAGTAAAATTTTCATACAATCACGCTCCCGTTACAATCTTTCTCATAATATCGTCTTCCGTGTCTTCTTCCGTAACTGTTACTGTATTGTAAACGTAATCATATAAACTAGAATTATTTTCCAGCATTTTTCTAAATTCTGCTAACGCCTGGTCTAATAATTTGTCGTACTGTTCTTCCGTGATAAACAGTGTTACAATCGGGAATCTTTCTACTAGCCATTCCCATACCATAGAACGCTTAATACGTCCCGTTTTGCTTTTCAATTCTTTTTCTGCTTCTGTTACCATGTAAAGCAGCGCTACTTTTACTTTTTCAAGCTGCTGCTTTGGTGTCAGCTTCATAAATCTAAGGATTGCATACACGGTAAGCAGTCCCAGGATAAGAAGGATAAAAAAGTATACCCAGTTTTCAAGAATCATTTTTACAGTTTCCATAGTTTCGCACCTCTAAAAATTCTGTATTTCTGTCGGTTCTAACGCTTCGTCTATGATCGTATCTGTTTTATCTTTCATCTTTTGTATAACTCTTTCTTTTGTTTCCTCTGCCTGGTTTTCTTCTCCCAGTTCAATAAGCTTTTTTATCATTCCAAGCTGTATTTTAATACCATTTTCAAGCTGTACCGCTTTAAGATACCATACCACAGCGGCAGCAAATACGCCGCCAGCCGTCGGAATGATATAGATAAACACATCTGTAGGCTTTTCGTTCCAAGCGAACACTAAAGCCACTAAGCAAGCGCATACAAATAGTATGCCCGTCCACATTACAACCTTTTTCTTAAATTCTCGCTTATTCTTTTTCCTGTTCATGCTTCTGCCAGCCTTCCAGGTCTTTTATACGGTTATTTTCTACTGCTATTTTTTCAAATGCTACTTTAGAATCCGCTTCTAATTTGTACACTCTTTCCGCTACGTTGTTGTGTTTATCTAATTTCTTTTCAATATAATCTAATCTAGTGCGCATAATTCCGTATATTGTACCGATAGATACGCCATAGACTACAAGCTGTATCAACAGCCCTATCCAAAATTCATTACCCAAAATACTAACCTTCCTATACAGAAGACATTTCTATTAAGTCTTCCTTCCCCGCTTCTATGTCCTGTATCATCGTTAGTATAATGTTGTCTTCTTCCTCTATCGCTCTGTATTGTTCCAATTCTAACAGAAGCCTTTTATTTACTTCTGTCAAATCTGTAATTACGCTGGCTTGTACTTCAATCATTTGTAAAAGATAATTATTCATTTATTTTATCCCTTATCTGCTGTTTTTCTTCTTCTGTAAGGTTTTCGTAGCTCTCTAAAATCTCTTCCAGGTCTTCGCCACGCTGTACCTTTATTTTTACACCGCGTACAATAATTTTAAGTTTTGCACCTATCAGCATTAAATAGCACCCCCTAAGATATCCGCCATAGTTTCTACAAGCTCGTCGGTTGTCTCTACCAGTCCGTCGGTTGTCTCTTTGAGATCGTCGTACTTTTCTTCTGCTGTTTTCTTTCCCGCTTTCTCCGCTGCAATTCTCCGGGCTTCTTCAATCCATTTAGCCAGGCTTCCGTTAATGCGCGCTTCCAGTTTTGCAGTTTCACGGGTGCAAAACTCAATCAATGTAAAACGGTAGTGTTTCGGTTTCTCTTCCGTTTCTTCTACCGTCTCTACATCCGTCTTAAGCTGTACACGCACACGCCCCGCCTGTCTCTCGACTATAGCCGCACCTGTCAGTACTTCCTCTTCTGTCTCTACGCCTTCTCTGATTCTTACCGCTTCCATTGCTTATCTTCTCCTTTGCGCTTTTTACGGTATCCTTAAAATACTTTACTTTCAGTCCGTAAGAGTCTGTATTTTTTATCCAGCCATAATAGCTTATAATACTTCTCGCATCGTGTCCGTTAAGTATCTGCTTCTTTCGTACCTTCCGTATTCTTCGTGTTATTCTTAAGCATATACTGGAACGTAAGGTAGTACAGTCCCGGTAGAATCTATAGCCTATAAAGTCTATTGGTCTGTTTCCCAGTTTCCCTTTATCATTTGTCGCGTGCACTTGTAATTTACTCTTTATGTGTAAGCCTATTCGTGATAGCGCATCACGGATACAGGCTACATACTGCCGTAGCTTCTTTTTATTACTACTAAATAATAACATATCGTCCATGTACCTAAAATAGTATTTTATCTTGAAAATATGTTTTATTACAAAGTCTACTGGTGTCAGCATGATATTAGCGAACCAGTGACCGAACAATGATGGAAATGGTTGTGCAAGGCGTATCAACCAGAAATATCAAAAAAGTAACTGAAGAGCTTTGTGGAGAGTCTTTTTCAAAATCTGCTGTTTCTGAAATCTGCAAGGAACTAGATGTCCCTGTTAAGCATTTCAAGGAGCGCTTATTGCCGGAACACTATCCGTTTATTATTGTTGATGCGATATATTTAAAAGCTCGTGAAGATCATCGTGTTAAATCAAAAGCGTTGTTTGTTGCAATTGGAATAAACAATACCGGACACAAAGAAGTCCTGGGGTTTGAAGTTTATGATTCAGAGAAAGTGAACACCTGGAGAGACTTTTTTGAAAATCTTAAAAGTCGCGGTTTGCGCGGTGTAGATATTGTGATATCAGATGCACACGCAGGGCTTGTTGAAGCAATAAAGGAATGCTTCTCTGGTTCTTCATGGCAGCGTTGTCAGGCTCACTTTACAAGAAACATCATAGATAAGTGTCCTAAAAAATACAGCACTGGTTTAGCTTCTGAGTTACGAGACATGTTTAACGCGGCTACTATTGAAGAGGCCCGTCGTTTAAAAGAATCTATATACGATGAATATCAGGATGTTGCAAATGAAGCAATGACTGTCCTTGATGAAGGATTTGAAGATAGTATTACCATCATGGCACTTCCCTCAAAATATCGTATAGCATTAAGAACCAGCAACATAATAGAACGCGAGAACAGAGAAATCAGAAGACGCGAAAAAGTTATTCAGATTTTTCCTAATACGGAATCTATTATTAGATTAATTGGTGCAGTCCTTCAAGATGATCATAATGAATGGAGTGTAGGTCATAAAATCTTTGATATGAAAGAGTATTATGATAAACTAAGTTCCATTCAGTCAAATCTCCTGAAGATAAAAGCAGCGTAGATAAAACCACATAACTGAAAGATGAATTTACACACAAATTTGGAGACTATGAAGAAAAGTCTGTAAATAATAATCTTCTATGATAATGATTGAGCTGGAAGCGCTAAATTGAAGCTTCCAGCTCTTGCTATATATATACGACATGATTTCAGGCAT